CCTCAAAGTCAAATACAACAGCGACACCCAAACCCCCGGCGTCATCAACAACATCCTCGATGTCTACCCCTGGCTCGAATCCTTCATCGGCGCCTACACCCAAGCTGGAGCGACCAACTACAGCGTGAAGTTACTACGGGGCTGACATGGCACTGATTGACGACACATTCGGCGCAATACCGGCCCAGATCCTCGCGGACTGGGGCATCGACATCACTTACATCAAAACCACCACACCCCGCACCTACGACCCAGCCACCGGCACCGTCACTGGAGCGGACACCAACGTCACGGTCAAGGGCGTAATCAGCCGCCTTACTCCCCGCGAATCGGAGGGCCTGTACCAAACAACCGACATCAAAGTCATCATCGGTAGCGCCGAACTCAACGGCTACTACCCCACTGAAGCCGACCGCATCCAGTACCCACAGGCTGGAGCGACCCGCGAAGCCAAGATCATAAGTATTTTGACCTATCGCGGCGACAACCCGGTTTACCACACCCTTATCGCGAGGCCGCAGTAATGGCTAAATCTCTGGGCCAATTAAACCGTGATAATCGACGTAAAGTACAAAGTGCCGTACGTCATGTGGCTGCAGAAATTATGAACGACTTAGCAAAAGCCGGCCCTGTGTGGAGCGGGCGTTTTGCTAACAGCTGGGTCGCTGACGCGCCCGGCGTCGGAAAAGGCCCCAATGGCACGTATCCGTACACAATCAGAGACACCCCGAAGTTGCCGGACACTATTTCCGCAGTAAAGCGCAGTCCAAAACTTGTTATACAAAACACAACAGACTATGCTCTCCAAGCGATGGACATAGAAGAGGGCTATTTCCGCCCTGTCGGTGAACCAAAAGGTCCGGTTGTATTAGAAGGATCCAGAAGTAGCGGGATTCGTGGTGACGTTACCCCAGGCGAAGGTAAAGCACGTTCCACTGCACCACTAGATTGGTTTAACAACTACGTTTCCGGCGGCGGCATGGAAAAGTCACTGGGGAAAGGTATACAGATTGCATTTGCTAGGAGGAACTAATGAACTACCAGGCAATCCGCGCTGCTGTTGAAGGTCCACTGCTCACAGCCTTCAATAATTTGAGCCCAGCAGTACCCGTCTACTTTGACAACATTACTGCCGTCCCACCCAACACCACGACTGAGTATGTTCGGGTCAACGTCACCTTTGGCATAACCAACGAACCCACATTGACTTCTAGCGTTGATAACGCTCGTGGGGCAGTTGTCATCCGTATTTTCACCGAAAAGGGCCGTGGCCCAGCCCGCAATCAAACCCTTTTGACCACTGCGGTCAACGTACTCGAAACACTCAACAACACGGCAAAAACCAGCACCGGTGTGTTCTTTAGAGTAGGAGAAATCAACGGCCCAACATTTTCAGCAACAGAGCAATCGCCGCATTTTGTAGGCAGAATTGACACGGGTTATGTAGCAACGGTGCTGTAATAAATACACGCTAACCTGTAAGAAGCCGGGCAGTGCCCGCAGAGATCCTTACTCCTGGTACGCCCAATGGCAACCACCGTTCTGTCCGGCACTTCGGGTGCCCTTTACTACAAACCCGCTGGTACGACCGGCACCTTCGGCGAAAGCAACGTCGACACAACTGCCGACACCGTAACCGTGCAGGCTTACCTGAACTTGAAGGTCGGCGATCCCGTCCAGTTCAGCGTAATCAACACCCAAACCGGCGGCACCGGCACGGGCACCCTCCCCGCTGGTATTACCGCAGGCACCACCTACTACGTCATCAGCTACACCGCCAGCACCGGAGTACTGCAGGTCTCCGCAACCCTGGGCGGTTCAACCATCACTATCACTGACGACGGCACCGCTGTTTCTCCCAACGCCTTCCAGGTTGCATACGCTTCGTTCCAAGCAGTGGGACAAGTCCGCGACTGGAGCTTTGAAATCAGCCGCGCCGAAATCGACGTAACGACAATCGGCCAAACCCCCGGTCAATACGTCCCATTCCGCAGCTACATCTCCGGCTTCGGCGATGGCACTGGAACGGCCACTGTTTACACGACCAACGAAGATTCGGCTCTCAGCAACCGGATGATCGAGGACGTGCTTCAGCGTCAACAAGTTGGTGCTGCCTTCAAGCTTTACACCGATCAGGTGTTTACCGGTGGTGCAATCGACGACACCAAGAGCCGTTCGATCGAATTTGACGCTGTTCTGACTTCCGCCAGCTTGAACGTCAACCCCGACGACGCTCAATCTGTGACCGTCAACTTCCGCCCCGGCGCAACCCCCACCTTCGACTTCTCTACCACCTGATAAGGTACTACCTACAGGCACAAGCAGCCCCGAGAAATCGGGGCTTTTTTATTGTCAATCGCTACAGTAGAACCACAGACATTTTTATTTCATGCCGGTCCCTGTTCGCGCTATTGACCGCCTACGTAAAGCCGCAAATCTAGAGCCCGTAAAAAAGACAGTCGAGTTATCTGACGGCACGGTTTTCGATATGTGGGTAACACCTCTGACCATGGCCGAGCGTGAACGCGCCCAAAAGCAAGCAAAATCCGATGACGCTGGAGCGTTTGCTTTGCAGCTGTTGATTGCAAAAGCACTGGATGAAAACGGCGCCAAGCTTTTCTCCGCCGGTGAAGTCGACGTTCTTAAAAACGAGGTCAAGGATAAGGATTTGCAAAGCCTAATGCTCGCCATCCTTAGCGATGACGAGGAAGCAGAGCCTTTGGACCCAAAAGTCTAAGCGCGGAACTTCGCAAAGACAATTGGCTCATGCTTCAGTTTGGCGTCGCCAAAGAATTGGGCATGAGTCTGTCCGAAGTCCGCACGACCATGACAGCCGAGGAACTTGTCGGCTGGAGCGCCTACTTCCAAATCCTCAACGAAGACCAAGAGAGAGAACTAGAGAAAGCTCGTCGCCACCGCTAGACTAATAAAAGCCCTTAGCTAACGGCTGTGGCCAGTTATCCGGCAAAAATTGACGTAATAGTCGGCGGTTTACGAGAGTTAGCCGCTCTTGAGGGCCGTCTAGAGTATATACAGAACATCATAACGTCATTAAAGAAGACACCTGTAGATCTAAATGTAGGCGGCAGAGGGAAAGGCCGTGATTTATCGGGAAAACTAAGTAAAGAAATAAACGATGTTGTACGAGAATTTGTAAACGGCGAAAGAAAACTAGGAAAATCTGTTAGTTCTATAAACAAACAGGTCGGATTATTTTCGGAAATTTTAGACCAAACAGCTCTAAAAGGGGGTGAATTAACGACAACATACCAAAAGCAGGATAGGGCAGTAAAAAATTTAGTAGATGTATACAACGAAGCAACTACTGCCGCCCGCCAATTTGAGCAACAACAGCGCGATCTGCTTCGCACATCCAGGGGCCTAGAAACAGAAAGTGTTGATATACGTGCCACTAATCGTTACGGTGTTACACAACGTAGAAAGCGTTTTCAAGGTAAGCAAGAGGCTCAACAATCCACAAACATTAATATTCTGGAAAAGATAAGAAGCTTAAATCTATCCGAAATAAAGCAAGAAACTCTAAAAAATAAACTATTTGCGTCTGGCCAAGCTATTCGCAAAGGTAACTTACGTTTAGCTAAACAGCTCACAGAAGAGGCTGAGCAACAAGTTAGCCTAGAAGAAAAGCGCTTAACCAAAACCCGCAATCGTAGAAAAGAAGCCCTTAGTAGCGGCATCATCGGTGGAGCGTTTCCACTTCTCTTCGGCCAAGGCATTGGCGCTGCAGCCGGCGGTGGCCTTGGTGGTGCGGCTGGCGGTTTGGTAGGCGGCCAGTTTGGCTTCGGTCTTTCGCTGGTTGGTACGGCACTAGGTCAAGCTGTCGATGATTTCATTGCTGGCACAACGAAGCTTGCTCAGAGCCTTAAGTCACCTGCAGAATCATTGGAAGCCCTTGGAGAAGCGGGGCTTAATGTGGACGAATCAAGCAAGATGCTTGTAAAGAGCCTGCTTGAATCAGGAAAAGCAGTTGAGGCGCAGCAAGTAGCTTTCGATGAAATCAATAAAACACTGGGCCCAAATGCAGTAAAACGACTTACTGCTTTTGACGAGCAGAGCAAGAGGATCCAGACAACTTTTGGAGAAATGGCGTCTGAGATACAAAGCGCACTTTTACCGTACCTAACAGGCGCAACGTACCTTGTCGCTAATTTTGCTGAAAGCCTTGGCAAACTTGCACAGATTGAAATACCTGGGTGGCTTAAGGCAGCGCTTTATGTAACACCTCTCGCGCCTACGTTGGCATTAGGCGATCTAGGAAATGCGCTTGGAGAACAGACTCGCGAGCCAACAGTACAAGATAAAACACCAGAGCAACGAAGAAAGGATTTCCAGCTACGAAAAGCCTTTAATCAAGAAGAACTTCAATACCGCAAAGAATCAGTCAGCCTACTGGGCCGCGAGCTTGAGCTACTCAAGATGACCGGCGCAGAGGACAAGTATAGAAGGTCGACAATACAAGCCCAGCTTAAAGTTGACCAGCAACGCCTTGCGGTCAGAAAAGCCACCGATGCAGTCAACCGTGCCGGCGGCGATGTTAGTGCCGAGATTGCAGCACGAAAACAGCAATTTGCAGCTTCAGACGCACTTAGGCGTGCTGAAGCAGAGGCAGAAATAGCCCGTGCAGCTGAGCGTGTCTTCAATCTCTACAGCAAGCAAGCCGACGCGCTTCAGCAGGTTGTCACGGCAAGCAAGCTCCGCCTTCAGAACGAGCAAGCTGTAGCCGAAGCACGCAACAAACTTACTGGTGCGTATTACAACGCCGAGCTAAAGATCAGGGATTTAGCAATCCAACGTGCCAAACAGAGAGGGGACGCTAATGCAGTCCTTCAACTTGAACTTGAAAAGGTTCAGCTTATCTATAAGCAAACCGTTGCACAAATTCAAACTGAAGTAGAGCGTACCCGTCTCAAATACCGTCAAGTTCAGCTTGCAACGAAGGAACTAGAGGTTGCCAATCTACGCAAAAAAGCCGAGGGCAAACTTCAGCAGGCGGATGTAGACGCCATGAAAGTGCAGCAGCAGGCATTAAAAATTGCAGGGTACAACGTAAGTGTCAGCGAACAGGTCGCAAACCAACAAATCCGTGGAGCGCAAGCTGTCTTTGCGGCATCAGCGGAATCTTTGATCTACGCCAACAACCAAAATAAAGTTGCCGATGCCGCCGAGCGGACAGCAAGAGCCCAGGAGCGTGCAGCGAAAGCAATTGCTGGTGCTGGCGCTGAACCTGTAGATGCATTCCCTAAGCCTAAGCTTTCCTTCTTCCAAAAAGGGTCTGGATCTGGAGGTGTTGGTTACGGCATAGGCTTTGCAGAAGGCGGTTACGTCACCAAACCTACAAAGGCATTTATCGGCGAGCGCGGTGAGAACGAATACGTCATTCCCGAAAGCAAAATGCGTTCCAGCATGGAGCGTTACGCCAGAGGCGCACGCGGCGAATCCGTTGTTGAAGGAAATGGCAGCAGCAACGGAATGGGCAGCCGAACTACTCGCGGCACCACCACTGTTAATGTGAGCACCGGCCCCGTGATGCGTATGGGCAACAAAGATTACGTCACAGTTGCCGACTTGAACAATGCCGTCGGCAGCGTTGTTGCAACGCTTTCCCGCGACACCAGCAACAAATACGGCAAGAGCCCGAGGGTTAGCTGATGTCTACACAGTTTTACTGGCAGCAATTTGAAATCCCGAGCCAGGGCGTCACGCTACAAAACGCCGATGCACTTGCACCAGACTTTGCTCCTTTCATCTGCAGCAATTTTGAAAGCAATGCAGAAGGCGAAGGAGAAAACATTGAAGTGAGCTTTCCCATTGGCACGTTCACTCAAGCGCGTTTAGAGAGTTTTATCACCGATGCAATTCCTGCAACGATCCGCGCGTTTAAGTCTGACTACAACGCTTCAATTCCTGTATCGGACTGGGTATCCACTGGCGTTGTCACTGATGCTTCGATTACGCTTGTTCAAGTAACGCTTGTCATCGGCAGCCCATTACGGCCTGTTGGTAATGGTGATGCACCTGGTATGGTACCGTTTCGCAGCTTGACTACCGTCAACGCCGGTAAACTGCCAATAACGAGTCGATAGAGATGGCAAAATCTTCTGATCGAAAGAGACGCCAAGGCGACCGCGTTACTTTACAGCAGAAAAATATATCTACCTATGGTCTTAACGCACCATCGCAAGAACTTGCCAAGCTAGGAGAACCGATACCCATTCTTTTTGGCGATCGTACAGAGCAAGGAACTGGTGGATTTGTCAACGCTCCACAGCTTGTTTACCAGCGTATGCACAGTGCTGGAACGTATGAATGGGCTCGCATTGGGTTCGTAATAGGAGAAGGCGGGGTTAATTTAGATCGCCCTCCACAGCAAGGCTTTCGCATCGGGAACGATTTGATTCAGTCCAAACAGGACGAATACTGGAATTTAAGCGTCACTAACGGTTCTACTACCGATAACGACCCTACAACCAGCAATACACTTGTCTATGGAAATTACAACATCTTTAACACCCTAACAGCTAATAACGAGTTCTTTACGATTCAATGGGACACAACAACCATTCGTGGTTTCTCACAATCATTTAACCCAGGCAAAAGCTTTGGTTTAGAAGGTGAACCGCCAGATTGTGAAACATCTGTTGACCAAGACTTTATTGTATCACTACCCAACCCGACAACTGGAACGAACATTCAGTACAACCCAGTTGCAGCAGAGATTGCCAATACTCGCGTTTGCGATACAACAGAGTTCGGATTCGGAGTAACTGTTCCGCCTCCATCACGAGTATCTGAAGATGATAACCCCATTCCTGTCGGCAGTAAATGGGAGTACAACGAAGATACTTTAGCAGGCGTTGTCTACCCCATCTCCCACATAATTGCAGATGGTCAAATCGTAGACAGCATTACAAAAGTACCTATTCCTTATGGAACTGGATCAACTCCCTTCAATAAAGGCAGATTCAAGACAGGAGACAGGGTTCAGATCATATCGCCCGAAACTGCATTTTATGCAATTTATAGACATCTTTATGATGTGTTCCCAAAGGAAAGCCTTGAAAAAATGTGGGGATACTTTTTGTCGAGTTTTGGTTCTGCTACTGATGTTCTATTTATCAAGTTAGATGATTACCCCTCGTATATCTACCACTTAAACAACAGAAATGCTTTCCTTCTCCAAAACCAGTTCATCCGTATTGACGGGCAATTTGACCCTTCCGTTTACGACCCGTATGCGCCTTGTGAGCTGCCTGTTACCTCTGAGATACTGAAGGACTCCAGGGTGGGAAAAGTATTTTTCAAGTTGTTTTACCGAAAGATTGATAGTGTCACCACGGACTGGCGACCTGTCTGGGACAAGCCTTTCTGCATGGTCAACCCAAATGAAGCTGAGCTATATGTAGGCTTTCGCGTGAAGCACCCTGGCTCTGATCCTAATGCTTACGAGTACAAACTAAAGCCTCTGCTTCCCAGCCAGACAGACACACAGCTAAGAGAGAAGTTTGAACGGTTTAAGTACGGGATAAAAACATCTCCTAATAGCCCGAACCGTGTGCCGGTACTGTACCCGAGCACAAACAAAACATTTAACGTTGTCGCCAACGACGGCTTCCGCATCATGTGGGAAGGATATTACGAACACGTCGTTTCTAACACTGAGCAGAATACGCAAAATACGAACTACAGCATCAACGTCAGATATGTGAATGAGGGCATAAAGGATGCTCCTGACTATCCCCACATGGCGATGGGAGTGTTGACAGTAAGAGGCGGTAGAAACCTGTCAAACCTCAGCCAGCTTCTTTCCTATCACGACAAGGGCGCTCAAATAACAAAGGTAGATCAAACCACTGGTACGTCAAATCTTTTTCCTGATCTTTGTTATCACCTGCTTACGTACTACCCAGGCTCAAGCGGATCGCTTACAAACAGTCAAATAGATTTAGCATCATTTAGAGATGCCAACGCATACACCCAAAGCAAAAACTTGTTTTATGACGGAGTAATTACAGAAAGGGTTGGAGCGCATGAGTTTATCAGTGAACACGCCAAGTTTTTCTTGCATCGCTTTGGCGTAAGAAACGGTGTCTACACATTGTTCCCTGCGCTAATTGA